CTACCCGACTTGTACCCGCCCGAACAGGATCTTCTCGATCGCACGCACCCGGTCCCGGCGGCGCCTGACGGCACGGCCGGCACGGCCAAACGCGCGTTTCTGTTGCTTGGCCTCGCGGCTGGCTTGCAGGTGCTCGATGAACACCGCGTCGCCCAGCGCGTTATCCGTCTTGTCGAAGATCCAGCAATAGGACACTGGCAGCACCCCGATCCGGTAACGCGGCGATCCCGACGCCGCGTCGTCGGCGATCAGGCGCTCCAGCACTAACTGATCCCACTCCTCCGGCGATGCCGCGCACGCATCGGCCCAGGCTTGCAGCAGCGCCGCCGCGCCCGGCGTGTGGTTGATGAACAGCGTGCCGCTCAGCAGATGGCCATCGGGCTCAAAATACGCGGCGATGTCGCAGTCCAACTTGGCCAGCGCGGGCCACGGGTCGCGGTGAAACACGGCATCCACATCCACGTACAGCAACGGACCGACGTGCTTCTTGCGCATGGCGACCAGCACCCCAGGTTTCATAGACGCATTGCGCACCCATGACCCGGCGGAATCGATCGCCTGCGCATCGACCGGCAACCCCAGCCTCTCGGCGGAACGCAGCAGGCGGGTCTTTTCCGTCTCGTAGATGCTGTCCTGCGTGTAGAAGGCCACGGTCATTCCCGTGGCGATGGCGCCGGCCGCCCCATCCATCGGCGCCTGCCGCGCCGGAAAACTCGCCACCACCCGCCTGTGCTCCGGCGACCATGCGAAAAACTTGCGTTGAAACCACTCGAACATGGTGCGCCCCGCCTATCGAATCTGGAGAAATCAGGCGGAGTGTAGGGGCGGCGTTTGCGAGGGGGACGCCGTTGCAACCGGCAGAAATACGGGTCACTGTGTTGCAACCGATCGAAATATCAATCAGGGTAACGGGGGGGATGGCGGGACCCGACGTAAAAAAACCCGCGAGGCCATCAAGGCTTGCGGGTTTTTTTTACAGCTTGCTTGCGCATCACCTGGGGCGATGGCGGAAATTCTTGGCGGACAGAGGGTCATCCAGACATTGCTTGGAAACTGGCTTGAAATCTAGGCTTTCCAAGTTCGAAAATTAGAAGTACCTGATTTAATACCCCAAACATGGACGGGCGGATCACCGACCGCCGCCGCGAGCTGCAGCACCAGCACCTGGCCAGCACGCCGCCGGCGACCACCGCGAGCTGCTGGCCACGTCCACCTCCACCTGCAGCACCGGCACCTGGTAAGCACGCCGCCGGCGGCCACCACAAGCTGTTGGCCACATCCACCGCCACCTGCAGCGCCGGCACTTGGCCAGCGCGCCGCCGGCGGCCGCCACGAGCTGCTGGCCACGTCCACCGCCGCCTGCAGCACCAGCACCTGGCCAACGCCCCGTCGGCGGCCACCACGAGCTGGTGGCCGCATCCACCGCGACCTGCAGCACCGGCACCTGGCCAGCGCGCAGCCGCCGGCCACCACGAGCTGGTGGCCACGTCTGCCACGGCCTGCAGCGCCGACGCCTGGCCAGCACGCTGCCGGCGGCCACCACGTGCTGCTGGCCACGTCCACCGCCACCTGCAGCACCAGCACCTGGCCAGCGCGCCGCCGCCGGCCGCAACGCGATCGAGGATCCAAGGCGACGAAGGCGAGCGCACCAGAAGCCGGTGAGACAAAGGAGGAGTTTCAAAATTTCGGGAGGGGCTGGGAAAAACCTAACCTTCCTAACCGCAGATGGCCAATCGCCCGCAAAGCCTTTATTCATGCGGCTTTCGGCCCTTTCGCAAAACCTAACTTTTTTCTAACCAAAGCCTAACCCGGTTAGGTTTCTATACCCTAACCTTATAAAAAATAGATATCTATATAAATCAACTACTTACGACGAGGTTAGGTTTCAGGTTAGGTCAGGTTAGGTTTTAAACCTAACCAATATTATTTATATAAATCAACGCCTTACATATCAATTTCAGGCCTGGTTAGGAAGGTTAGGCTTTTCCCAGCCCCTCCCCCAATCTGCGTAGAAATTGAGCAAAGGCACGGCGTGTCGCACGTACACGAGCAAATCCGCGTCCGTGCTGCGTCGTTTTGCGTCACCCGGCAAGGCACCAAATCGCCCCGCTGAGGCGCTTAAGGCCTTGCGCCAAGGGGTAACTAAGGGGTGAGTCTTTTTCTACACATTTAGCGCGCGGGCGAGGAGGGGGGATGACCGCGCGCCAAAGGCCGAAATCAGCTAGACTACTGTTTATTCATACAGTGGTTTATGGAAAAGGGGACACCCCATGCTAGACACCCTGGAAGACATCAAGCTCGCAGTCGATGCCACCCTGCCGGCAATCATCGCGCGCCACCGCGTGGCCGGGCAGTTGACTTGGCGGCTCATACACCAGATAGAAGGCGAGCTCATGCATACGCTGGCCGCCACGGGCCGATACGATCCCGTGATGCTGCGCATGGTGACGGCTTCACCCTGGATGGGCTATCCCCACACCGACGAGCCGGTAGATTTCGGCGACTCCAACGTCAGGGCAATGACGTTTAGTGCGATAGAGGCAGCTTGGGCACTAGGGCGCTGAACGCGCGCTTGCCGTTGAGCAACGGCAATGCAAAGGCCCCGCACGATGGCGGGGCCTAGAACGGGCGACAGCTCGAATCAGGCGGCAGTCTTCTCGCCCAGGTTGACGCGGTAGGGCTCGAACCTCACGGCGTTGGTGCCGAGCCAATTGTTGATCTCGCTGAACAGCTTTTGCAGCGGTTCGATCTCATTGCGGGCGAAGACCTGCGCCGCCGGCAGCACCGCACCAAAGCCCCCCGTTGCCCCTGGCACGATGCCCATTAGCTGCGGCGGCACCCGGTGCGCCGCCAGAATGTCGTCACGCGTGACGTTCTTGATGTTGAAGAAGTCATCGCGCGCCGCGACCTCGCTGATGGGGATAATCTGGATGCCATCCTTCTTTCCCTGCGGCGAATGCAAGAATAGGTTTCGGAAGTTGCCCGGCCCCTTGGCGCTGTGCAGCGCCTGGCGCAGCTTGCCCACGTCCTCATCATTCATCCCCGCGTCTGACAGATACATCACGAAGCCTGCGTGACTGCCGTTGTTGTAATAGCGCCGACGAAACAGCGTGGCCGATTCATTGAGCCAGGCCGATTGCAGCGTGCTGAGATATTCAGGCAGTCCGTACACCTCCTGATTGATGTCAGGGCTTTTCAGGTGAAAGATCGAGCCGCGCGCGAACTCATGCTCATCGTTCAAACCTGGCACGAAAAAGAACTGATCCGGCTCTTTGCCGCAGCGCGTGTACTTGGCTGGTGAGTGCCGCAGCCCAACCGTGCGGCCCGTGCGACTGCGGCGCGCTTCGACGTAGCAGTTTCCAAAGGTCTGGTAGTTGATCGCCAATTCCTTGACCAACTGGGCCGATACCAGCGGATTCGGTACCAACGTAGACGCCAACACATTGGCTTTGAAGAAGATGGCGGAACTATGGTGCGTGCTGGCCCGGAACGATTTGGCCAGGCCCTGGAAGCTAACGGGCGGCTCATACCATCGCCCGTTGTCTAGGCATTCGATGTAATCGAGGATGTCGCGCCGATCAAGCACGGGGGTAGGGTCGCCGAAGGTGAACGCTTCTACGCCGGCCGCCTCGCCCCGCGCTGCGGTGCCGTACTCCAACGGCTTTCCGCTCGTATCAACAAGGCTTGTCATTCGTATATCTCCACAGTGCTGCGGCGCGCGCCGTTGGCGCCTTCCAGCGGTTCATAGTCAAGGGCGTGCATGCAAGCCCACGCCAGGTCTGCATGCCCTGTTTCTTCGGAGCGGCCAGCGTCATACGTGACCCGGCTACCGCTCGCGGTAATCGTCTTTCGGATCGCCATGAAGGACTGCGCAATGTCGGTCCATCCCGCATCCCATTCCAGGCGCTTGTTGCGGATCACGTCCTGTGCTTTCAACACCAGGCGGGTTTTCACTTCGGGCGAATAGTTGATCTGCCGGGCAGCGGGAAAGAACTGCTTTACCAACTGAAAAACGCCCTGCCCTAACCCCGTGGCATCAATCGCGATATCGACCACGGCATAGTGCTGCATCAAGTCTTTGATCTTCTCTGCCTGCTTGGCAAAGTCCATTCCACGCCATTGATGACGCTCAAGGATGCGGAACTTGCCGCCCGGCGTGCGCGGTAGCGCCACCACCACGCATCCGGCCGAATCCCCCGTATGCGACGGGTCATAGCCGATGGCCACCGGGAAATGCCCGTAGCGGCGCAACCCGAAATACTGCACGTCCACCCAATCAACCATCGCGTCAACCATGCACGGTTGCAGCATCGAGAGGGGAAAGATGGACGCCGTATCATCGATGAACTTGCACATAAGCAAGTTCTCGAACTGATCAGGGCTGTACTCGTAGTTGCGCAACTCGTCGATGTCGAAAAGGTTGCAGCCGCCGGCCTCCGCATCCATGATCGTGACGATCTGACGCCATATCTTGTCATCACAGAGCCGGCCACCAGCAAGCGCGGCATGCGACACATCAAACTTGGCTTGCTCACGCTTGGCGCGGCGTCGGTTGAACTGATCGCCCGTCCAAAGCGGGTAGGCTTCGTGTGCCATGCTGGACGGCGTAGAGAAATACGTCTTGCGCCACTTCTTGTGCATCGCCATGCCGCTGGCGACCTTATTGATTTCGGCAAACCGAGGCACCCAGAAAATTTCATCGAAATAGAAATTGCCGTGATAGCCCTGCGCGGTACGCGCATTCGTGCCCAGAAAGCGCAGATGCGCGCCGTTGGGCAAGACGATGGGATCACCCTTCAAATCGACATCCGCCACGTCCCGCGCGAACTGCACGATGTATTGCCGGAATACTTGCGCCTGGGCTTTGGACGCGGACAGGAAAATCTGATCCCTTCCGGTCGTAATGGCATCGATAAAGGCCTCGCGGGCGAAGTACCACGTCGCGCCGATCTGGCGACTTTTGAGGATCATCCGAGTGCGTTGATCGCCGTTGCGATACCAGACCTTCTGATATCCAAATAGCGATTCTTGGAACGCCGCCAGCAGCTTGGCTACCTGCTCTTCGCTGATCGCATTGCGCTCCGGCTTTCGCTTCGGGGTCGCATTGCGCCGCTCAAGGTTGGGGTTTAGCTCCGACTCTGTGCCGCCATCGTCAAAGCGGCGCACCCGTGCGGTGCGTTCCAGCTGCCGCCCCAATAGGTCAATCTCTTTGAAATCGCGACCGTCCTTTTCGGGCTTGGCAATCAGCACCGCCATACGCGTTTCTAGATGGTGCTCGATCTTCTGCACGGGCGAGGCGGCATCCCACTTATCGCGCGTCTTCCAGCTATGAATTGTCGTGCGCTTCTCGCCCAGCTTCAGGGCGATAGACGACACGCGCCAGCCCTGCCAATACAGGGATCGCGCGATCATCCGAGGGTCGATTTCTGAGGCTATTTCCAACATAGCCGCCATCGTGCCCGGCATTCTCACGCGCGCGCGAAACTGCCTGTTGTCTAACGGGCAGCGACAAGGACAAGCGATTGAGCGTCAGGCGTACGGGGGCCAACATGGCAACACTTGAACCCACCCCTGAACATCAACTTGCGAGTAACCGACATGACCAAAAAATGGTTCACCGTCGCCACCGAAGGGCAAACCACCGATCAACGCAACATCACGCGTGAATGGCTGGAACAAATCGCCGCCACCTACGACCGCAACACGTTCGGCGCGCGCATCTGGATTGAACACTTACGCGGCACCCTGCCCGACAGCCCCTTCAAGGCCCAAGGCGACGTGTTGGCCGTGCGCACGCAAGAAGGCGCAGACGGCAAGCTGCAACTGCAAGCCCAGCTTGACCCTACTGCCTCCCTGGTCGCGATGACGACCAAAGATCGTCAAAAGATCTATTCGTCCATTGAAGTCGATCCGGATTTCGCCGGCACCGGAAAGGCCTATCTGCGGGGCCTGGGCGTCACCGACAACCCCGCAAGCCTGGGCACTGACGTGCTGTCGTTCTGCGCCCAGCATCCCGAAGAAAAGCATCCGTTCGCCAACCGCAAGCACCGCCCGGAAAATGCGTTCTCGTCCGCCCTGCCCGTCGATCTGGATTTCTCGGAACCGACCGCAGCGCCGACCGATGCCCGGCTGCTCACCAAGATCAAAGACATGTTCACCGCCATGACCACCAAGAACCAGCCCGAAAAGCTGGCCGAACTGGGCGAGGCCTTCTCCGCTTTCGCCGATGGCTACGCGAAGACGACCACCGGCCTTATGGAAGAAATCGCCAAGCTGAACACCAAGCTCGACAGCTTCGGCGCATCGCACGTCACCGCCGACGAATTCAAGAAGCTCGCCGACAAGCTGGAGTTCTCCGACGCCGGCGGCGCACACCGCGCGCCCGCGACCGGTGGCGACGGCCAACTGCGCACCGACTGCTAAACCACGACAAATCAACGGATACCAGGAACCAACATGCGCGAACACACCCGCACACTCTTCACCGGCTATATGGGCGACATCGCCAAGTTGAACGGCACCCAAGACGCAAGCAAGTCGTTCAACGTGTCGCTGCCCGTGCAGATCACCATGGAAACCAAGATTCAAGAAAGCTCTGCTTTCCTGAAACTCATCAACATCCTGCCGGTCACGGATCAGATCGGCCAGAAAATGGGCTTGGGCGTTTCCGGCCCGTCTGCCGGGCGCACCAACACCGAGACGAAAGCGCGTCAAACGCGCGATCTGACCAAGCTTGACCCCAACGGCTACCAGTGCATCCAAACGAACTTCGATTCGCACATCAAATTCGCCATGTTGGATGCCTGGGCACGCTTCAAGGACTTCCAGCTGCGCATTCGCAATGCGATCATTCAGCGCCAGGCGCTTGACCGCATCATGATCGGCTTCAACGGTGTCAGCGCTGCGGCCGACACCGATATCAACACCAACCCCCTGTTGCAGGACGTGAACAAGGGCTGGCTGCAGCAGCTTCGCGAGCGTGCGCCTGAACGCGTGCTGAACAAAGGCAAGGACGGTGGCACCGTCAAGATCGGCGTCGGCGGCGACTACCGCAACCTTGATGCCGCCGTGTTCGATCTGGGGACGCTGCTTGACCCCTGGTTCCATGGCGATACGCAACTGGTCGCGTTGGTCAGCCGCGATACGCTGCATGACAAGTATTTCCCGCTGGTCAATGGCAACGACAAACCGACCGAAAAATTGGCAACGGACATCATCGTCAGCCAGAAGCGGCTGGGCAACGTGCAGGCGGTCGCGGTGCCGTACATGCCTGTCGGCACGGTGCTGCTGACGCGCTACGACAACCTGTCGATCTACCCGCAGGAAGGCGGCCGCCGCCGTCACGTCAAAGAGGCACCGGAGCGCGACCGCGTGGAGTTCTACGAATCGAGCAATGACGCCTATGTGATCGAGGATTTCGGTTGCGCGGCGCTGCTCGAAAACATCGAACTGCTGCCCGATCCCGAACCCAAGGCGCAATCCGCCCAAGGCGAATAACCATGCCCAGCCCCGCACAGCGTCACCGCATGACGGTGCTGGCCGCCACTGCCGCCAGCGCCTACCACAGCGCCGAACCCAGCCCGGCGGCAGGCGTGTACGGCCTCATGATGTCCGCCCTGGTGGATGACATGCGCCGCCTGAAAGATATCCAGTCCTTGGAACGCAAGATCAGCGCCAAAGCTGAAATGCTGCCCAAGTACCGCGACTATCTGGATGGCGTCTTGGCGGCCGATGCGGGCGGCCAGGACGAGATCGTCACCACGCTGATGGTATGGCACCTGGACGTGTGCGAACTTGCGCGCGGCCTGGAACTGGCGGGCTATGTCATCAAGCACGGGTTGGCTCTGCCCGAGCGATACAACCGCACGGTTGGCACGCTACTGCTTGACGAGGTGGGCGATGCGGTGCTGGCCGGCCGCGTGCCGCACGACGTGACCACGTTAGGCGCGCTGCAAATGCTGGCCGTACTGGTCGAAGGCCAGGATGCCCCCGATCAGGCCCGCGCCAAGCTGCACCGCGCCATGGGCGACACCCTGGCGGCGCTGGCGGGCCCCGATCCGATCGGTCAACGGTTGGAAATGGTGCGCGCGGCGCTGGCACAACTTAAGCGCGCGGTATCGCTGCACGACAAGGTTGGCGCGAAGAAGGACATTGAACAGCTCGAACGAACGATCAAAAAGGCCGAGGCAACCGCCGCCGGCTAACCGAGTGCCCCCAAAGCGCACGGCGGCGCGGGCTGACGGCGGCCATTGGCCCAACCCGAAGCCCGCCCACCGCCGATTCATGAGTACCGCCATGTCCTTCATTGCCAATCAGCCCGCCCCTGTCGCCGCAAACGACACCATCACCAACGATGGATTCTGGCCCGACGTGAAGGTGTCTGCCGCCCGCAAGACGCTGCGATTGGACGGCACCGTCACAGATGAGCGCGTTCGACATGCGCTGATCGCCGCGATCATCGAAGTCGCGCGCGACGTTACAGCCTGGCGACTGCTCCGCCAGGCCGAAGGCTTCGCCACGCTTTCCGCAGTGCCTGGGCCGAAGGTGGACGGCGCGAGCGTGGCCGAGCATTCCTACTTACGCGCCGTATATGCCTACACCAAAGCCGATTTGGTCGAAAGGATGGCTGATTTCGACCTTACGGGCGCGGGCCAAAAAAAGGCCGAATGGCTGGACGCCACGCCGGACGAACAGCGCCGCAATGCCGCCTGGGCGATTGCCGCGCTGGTGGGACGTTCGCGCTGCACGGTGGATCTTGTCTGATGAAAGTTCGCGCCGAACAACATGACACGGTAGACGCGCTGTGCTGGCGGCACTTGAAGGCTACGCGCGATGTGGTTGAACAAACCCTGGAACTGAATCCCGGCCTGGCTGACAACGGCCCGATATTGCCGCATGGGCTGCTGGTCGAACTGCCCGATGTCGCCCGCACGCCGGCCCCTACACCCACCCTCAAACTATGGGACTGAACATCATGGCCGAACCATCGACCATCACCGCCGCAGGTACAACACTGGCATCCGGCTTGGCGCTCGCGACGCTGTTGCCGCTGGTTGACGCCAATGCGGCTTTTGGCGCCGTCATGGGCGCGGCGCTGGTGGCAAGCACCAAAAAGGACATTTCCGCCTGGAAGCGGTTCCTGTCGTTCATCTTCTCTGCCCTGTGCGGCTACGGTGGCGCGGGCGAATTCATCGCTCGCGAGTGGGCCAAGGAATCCTTCTTTCCGGCGCTCTTCGTTGCGCTGGTTATCGTCCCTGTGGCGCTGAAGGTCATCGCCATGGCACCGGACTTCGACCCGTCCCAACTACGCGCAGGACTACTCAAGCTTCTTGGGGGCCGCAATGATTCCCGCTGAACACTTTCCCGCGCTTTCGCCCGTGGCCATGCTCTGCGCGATTCTGTACGCGGCATCCGCCGGCCGCATCCTTTGGTACAGACCCAACGGCGCGCGGCACCGGCCTGCCGTGTCCCTCGTTGCGTGCCTGCTTGTCGGTGTGCTGGCCTGTCGCGCGCTCGACTTGTTGCTGATGAGCAGCGCGCCGGCAGTGTCAGAACTGATCCTTACCCTGCTCATCTGCGCTGCGATTTGGGCCGCTCGCGGCAACATCGCGCAGTTCTTTCGAGGTTGAAAAAATGGCTGAAATCCTGAGAATTGGCGCACGCGGCCAAGGCGTTGCCGACCTTCAAACGATGCTTGCCGCCAAAGGCCACGCCGTACCGCGTACCCACGTCTACGACGACGCAACCCGCCAAGCCGTCACGGCAGTGCAGCGCGCCGCGCGCCTGGTCGAAGATGGCATCTACGGCCCAAAGACCGCCGCCGCCCTGGCCGGCCTGGATTTGAGCCGTCTCCTAAAAGAAGCCGATCTGACCCGTGCCGCCGGTCTGCTTGGCGTGTCGGTCGCGACCATCAAAGCCGTCAACGAAGTCGAGGCCAACGGCCCAGGATTCTTGCCCGATGGTCGCCCGGTCATTCTTTTCGAGCGCCACGTGTTCTATCGCCAACTGGAACAACACGGAATCGACGCAGCCCCCCTGGCCTTACGCCTTCCCGGCATCGTCAACCGGACGCGCGGCGGTTATGCCGGCGGCGCAGCCGAGTATCGACGCCTGGCCACCGCAACGGAAATCAGCGCGCCGGCCGCGTTGGAATCGGCCAGTTGGGGAGCGTTTCAGGTCATGGGCTACCACTGGCAATACCTGGGATATCCCTCTGTCGATGATTTCGTAGCGTGCATGCGGCGCAGCGAAGGGGACCATCTGGAAGCCTTCACGCGCTTTGTCTTGGCAGACCCAGCACTGCACAAGGCGCTGGCGGCTCGCAAGTGGGCGGCCTTCGCCCGTGGCTACAACGGCCCCGCCTATGCCGACAACCTGTATGACGTGAAGCTGGCGCGCGCCTACGAACGTCACACCCAAGAAAACAAGGTGACTGCATGAACGCCTGGCTAGCTCGCTTCGCCCCGCTGATTACTTGCCTCGTCCTACTGGCGATTCTGTGGATCCAACAAGGAACGGTAACGGCCTACAAAGAGGCGATCAACGGCTACAAGTCCGTCGCCGATCAAGCGGCGGCTAGTGCACGCCTGGCTGCCGATGCTGCCGCGAAAGTGGCCGTCAGCACGATCAATCTACAGACCAAGCAAGACGAACTTCGTGCAGGACTTAGCGCGCGCGAAATTGAGATAGGAGCGTTGCAAAATGAAGTGTCGGAAATTCGTGATTGGGCTCGTACTTTGTTGCCTACTGACATTGCAGGGATGCGCGCCCGCCCGGCCATCACTGGTGCTGACGAGTACGCCGACTACGTGTCCGGCCGTGGCACCTTGCACCCTGCCGGCCGAACGCCCGCAATGGAACGGCGATCTGAATCTGGTGATCGAGCGCCTTGAAGGCGCCTGGGCACTCTGCGCCGCCAAGGTGGATGCCATCATTCGTTGCCAAGAAGAGGACCGTAATGCGCAAGGCCACTGAATTGCGTGAATTCCTATTCACGGCCAATGACTTTCTACGGGCCGAGCCCGACCGCCTGCACGTGTTCATCGACAAGGGCCGCATTGTCGCCAGCGGCACCCCCGGCCTATCGCATGAATACCGTTTCACGCTCACCATGATCGTGACGGACTATGCGGGCCAGGCCGATGCCATCCTTCTTCCGTTGCTCGCCTGGTTGCGCGTAAACCAGCCCGAGCTATTCGAGAACACGCAACGGCGCGAAGAGGCCATCGTCTTTGAAGTCGACCTAAACAACAACGAAACTGTCGATATCGAGATCAACGTGCAGTTGACTGAACGTGTCATCGTGCACGAAGTTCCCGGGCAGCGCTTGACCGTCGAACATCTAAAGGAGCCACCGCATAACTTCCTGCCGGCAGAAGGTCCGCGCCTGCCGGTCTATCTGGAAGATCAGCAAATCGCCACGTTGGCCTATCCCGTAGGCAACGCCTGATGTCTGATCCCCTCACCCAAGTCGAAGACTGGGCGGCGGCGCTGTTGGCTCGCCTGTCGCCAGCCGAGCAACGCAAGGTAAACGCCAAAGTGGGCCAGGCCTTACGCCGCAACCAGATGCAGCGCATTGCGGCGCAGCGCAACCCAGATGGGACCGCGTACGCGCCGCGCCGCGTGCGCAAGAACTTGCGAGGCAAGAAAGGGCGTATCAAGCGCCGCGCCATGTTCACGAAGCTTCGCACTACACGGCATTTGCGCGTGCAGGCGGCCGCAGACGGCGTGACCGTTGGATTCTTCGGACGCGTGGCCCGCATCGCCCGCGTCCACCAGCGCGGGCTAAATGATCGTCCTGCCGCTGGCATGGCCGACGTGCGGTATGCGCAACGCGAGCTATTGGGATTCACCCAGCCGGATATCGAACTAATCCGCGACACCCTGGCTGAACACCTGGCCGGGCCTTCCTTGTCGTAGCGGCTTGCACAACATTCTGCCCGTGCGCGCGCGAGGGTAAGCCGCCAACATAGGCGGCATGGAAAACGTCGCTGAAGCCCTTCGCCTTATCGCCAACCTCATCCGCACGGGCACGGTATTCGCCGTGGACCTGACCGCCGACACGCCATGCGTGCGTGTTCGGGATGGGGCCTGGGAATCGGGCTGGATGCAATGGATCGAACTGCGGGCAGGCACCACCAAAACGTGGAACCCGCCCACGCCCGGCGAGCAGGTCATTGCCTTCTGCCTTGGCGGAGACACGGCCGCCGGCTACGCCCTGGCCGGCCTGAACAGCCGCAGCAACCCGGCCCCTAGCACCAGCCCGAATGAACACGTCACCGTATATCCCGATGGTGCGCGTATCGTCTATGACCACGCCGCCGGCGCGTTGAACGCCACGGGCATCAAGACCGCCCGACTGACAGTCACGGAAATGACTGAATGGACGTGCCCCCTGACGGTCTTCAAAGGCAAGGTGGTGATCGAGGATTTGCTGACCTATCAGGGCGGCATGGCAGGCACGAACGGCCGAGGCAACAACACCAGCATCGAGGGAGATTTCCGCCACAAGAACGGCGAGCTGTCTTCCAACGGCGTGATTCTTGACCTGCACAAGCACCGCACCGAAGGCTTGAATGCCCCGACTTCGGAGCCGTTGAAATGACCTATCTTGGGATGGACGCCGCCACAGGGTCGCGCATCACCTCGCGCCAGCACCTTCGCCAATCGGTTGGCAAGATTCTGACCACCGCTATCGGCACGCGTCTACGCCGTCGCCCTTTTGGCAGCGTCGGCCCGAGCCTGGTGGACGCGCCCAGCAATCCGATGGCGCTGGTGCAGCTATACGCCGCCGCGGCTACCGCATTGGCCGCGTGGGAGCCGCGCCTTGTCGTGCGCCGCGTATCTGCGCGCATCCTGACCGATGCCTTGGGCGGCCTTGAAATCACCATCGAAGCCGACGAACTGTCTGACGATGGCAATCTGCGCCCCGTCACCGTCAATACGTCCCTTGGAGCGTAGCGCGTGAACGCCGTATCCCAACCCATCGATCTTTCCTTGCTGCCTCCCCCTGACGTGGTGGAACCGCTGAACTATGAGCGGGTGTTGGAGACGCGTAAGGCCCGCTTGATCTCCCTGTTTGCCACCGAAGACCGTGACGCCGTAGCCAAGGCGTTAGCGCTCGAATCAGAGCCAATGACGATTCTGTTGCAAGAAAATGCAGAGCGTGAAATCACATTCCGCCAGCGCGTCAACGAAGGGGCACGCGCCGTGCTGCTGGCATTCGCGCGGGGCGCGGACCTTGAACACGTCGCGGCTGAGTACGGCGTCTATCGGCTCATCATCCGACCGGCCGACCCGCTGGCGGTGCCGCCTGTGGCCGCTGTCGTGGAAGACGATGAAGACCTTCGGTTTCGCGCGCAGCTTGCCTGGGAAGGGCTATCGACTGCGGGCCCCCGTGGCGCATATCAATTCCATGCCCGATCCGCTCACGGCCAGGTCGCGGACGTGTCGGCGATCAGTCCTCAACCTTGCGACATCGTGGTGTCCGTCCTGTCTCGCGAGGGGCACGGCCAAGCCAGCGCCGAAATTCTCTCTGCTGTAACCGCTGCGCTCAACGATGAAGACGTTCGCCCAATGGGAGACCGTCTTGCGGTGCAATCATCGAAGATCGTCACCTATAGCGTTCGGGCTGTGCTGCACCTTAAGGGCGATGGCCCAGGCGGCGCCGTCGCGCTTGAGACGTCAATGAAAGGCGGTAATGCCTACGTTCATCGCTCCCGCCGTCAAGGAAAGTCTGTATGGCGATCCGCCATTATTCACGCCTTGCATGTGGAAGGCGTCGATCACCTTGACTTGCTGGAACCGGCCGATGACATCTTGTTGGATGCGACCCAGGCCGCGACGTGTCTGGACCTTACCGTATCCATTGCGGGTGATCCTCTAGATGGCTGACAAACGCGACCTGTTGCCCGCCAACGCGACGCCGCTAGAACGCCGCCTGGCCGTAGCGTGCGCGGATGTCGAGGATGTGCCTGTCCCGGTCCGGCGTCTGCGGCGCGCATCGACGTGCCCACAACACCTCTTGACCTGGCTGGCCTGGGAGCGCTCCGTAGATCGCTGGAACGACAACTGGACGGAGGCCGCCAAGCGGCGGGCCATCGCGAACGCGTTCTTTGTTCACAAGCGCAAGGGAACGATAGGCGCATTGCGGCGCGTGGTGGAACCGCTGGGCTATCTGCTAGAGGTCATCGAGTGGTGGCAGATGAAGCCCGAGGGCCAACGTGGCACGTTCATGCTCTCCATTGGTGTACTCGACACGGGCATCACCGAGGCCATGTATGCCGAACTGGAGCGCCTCATCGATGACGCCAAGCGCCTGAGTCAGCACATGACGGGTCTAGCCATCAGTCTGGAAGTGCGCGCAGAACTGAATCACGCCATCGCCGCCTATGACGGCGACGAATTGACCGTATACCCCTACCAACCCGAACGCATCGACGTGCAGACCGTGATCCCCTACGGCGTGCGCGAGCACCTTATTGACACCATGACGGTATACCCATGAGCGCAACCTATTTCGGAATTCTCACTAAAGTCGGCGAAGCCAAGCAGGCCAATGCCATGGCGTTGGGCGGCACTTTGAAGCTTACGCATCTGGCCGTTGGTGACGGCGGCGGCATCACCCCTACCCCCGACCGTGAACAATCTCGCCTGATCGGCGAATGGCGGCGTGCCCCGTTAAACCAACTGTATGTGCATTCGGACAACCCCAACTATCTTGTTGCGGAACAAGTCATTCCGGAGACGGAAGGCGGCAAGTGGATTCGCGAATGGGGCCTGTACGACGATGACGGCGACATGGTGGCCGTATCCAACTGCCCGCCGACTTACAAGCCGCTGTTGGCCGAAGGGTCGGGCCGCACGCAGGTGGTTCGCATGGTCATCATGGTCGCAAGTACCGCCGCTTTCACGCCCAAAATTGACCCGGCCGTTGTGCTGGCGACACGCAAGTATGTTGACGAAGGTTTGCTGACACGTCTTGGCAAAGACGACACCGCCAAGGCGGCGGCTATGCTGTCCCCGGGTCGCAAGATCAGGGTGACGGGGCCGATGCAGGCCGATGCCGTTTTGTTCGACGGCCGTACGGACATCGACCTCAAGATAAAGGCAATCTCGCCGAACTGCTTTGTTGTCGGTGATGGCGACAATCCGGTTAAGGCCTTGACCGTCGAAGCGGTGCGCGAACTTCTGAATGTGCGAGTGCGCGCCTCTTCCATCGTCATAACCCAAACTGGCGCAGTGCCGATTCCACCCGAATGGCGGGGCAAGCTGGTGAAGTTCCAAATCGTTGGCGGTGGCGGCGGCGGCGGTGCGGGCTCGACTGGCGGCGGCTCGCAGAGCTATCAGAATCCCGACTTCTCTGGCGGTGGTGGTGGTGGCGGTGGTGCCGGCGAATACAAGACGGGCGAGATAGTCTTGCCGCTCGCTGCGACGCTTAACTGCATTGTCGGCGCTGGTGGCGCTGGCGGGACCACATTTAGCGGTAATGTCGCGGCATCCGGCAGCGCTGGCGGAATCACCTCTCTCGGTGATCTGGCATCCGCCAATGGCGGCGGCGGTGGACAAGGCGCCGGGGGAACGAACCCACAAGCGCGCGGGTTTGGTGGTGCAGGAGGCGGTCTAGGGGCGTCGGCCGGCGGGGCAGGCACCGGCGAAATCTACGCGGGCACTTCGCTAGCCGTCAATGCCATCGCGGCAAACGGCGGCACAGGAGGAAGCACACCTTTTGGCGGCGGCGGCGTGGGCGGCGCGCGCTCCGGTCAGCGGCTATCCGCAGGGAACCCCGGCGGCAACCCAACGCCCAATTCGGGTGGCGGTGGCGGTGGTGGCGGTGGTGCCAATGGCCCTACCAACGGGTTTGCCGTTGGCGCGGCTGGTGCATCGGGAAAAATCGTATTGGAGCTGATCGGATGAAAACCCTTGTGCAAATTGTCGGCGGTGTGGTGCATTGGAAATTTCAATGCGACGTAATGCCCAACCTTGGACCCGGCGTGGTGTTGGTTGATGTGACAGACACCGCGCCGCAGCCCCGCGAGGGCTGGATATACGAAGAAGACGGAACCTTCGTGGCGGCGCACCAAGGCATGCGTGTTGATCCTGAACTTCAGTTGGTTCTTGACGCGATGCCGGAGACGCTTCAGATATTGACGATGGCCGGCACTTCGTAACCGGGGCCGCTCACCATCGCTATGTTGTGCATGCGCCATGCACAACATCAAGCCCGTGCGCGCGCGATGTCAAACCCTCAGACTTTGGTCTATTCCCCGCAAGAAGAACGCGGGCAACTTGACCACCTTCTGAGGGTATTCCTATGGCCGCCGATTCCTATCATCACGGCGTGCGCGTCTTCGAACTTGATGACGGCACACGCCCTATCCGTACCATCGACACCGCCATTATTGGCATGGTCGGGACCGCAGAGGATGCCGACCCCGTGGCGTTCCCGTTGAATCGCCCGGTGTTGCTGACCAACGTCCAACGCGCGCTGGACAAAGCCGGGATCAAGGGCACCTTGGCGCGGTCGCTCAAGGCCATTGCCGACCAGGCCAACGCCGCAACCGTGATCGTGCGCGTGGCCGAAGGGGCAACCGAAGCGGAAACCACGTCCAATGTGATTGGCGGCACGGTAGGCGGCCGCTACACCGGCCTGCAAGCCCTGCTTGCGGCCCAATCCAGCGGCCCCATGGTCAAGCCGCGCATCTTGGGTGCGCCTGGCCTGGAAACCGCCGCCGTGACAGCGGAACTGGCGATCATCGCGCAGAAGCTGCGCGGCTTTGCCTACGCCGGTGCCTGGAACTGCGAGACCAAAGAAGACGTGGCCGCCTACCGCGAGACCTTCAGCGCCCGCGAACTCATGTTGATTTGGCCCGATTTCGTTTCCTGGGACACCGCCAAGAACGCCGAGGCCCGCATTTGGGCATCGGCCGCCGCCCTGGGTCTGCGCGCCAAGATCGACAACCAGATTGGTTGGCACAAGACGCTGTCCAACGTCGCGGTCAACGGCGTTTCCGGCATCAGCAAAGACGTGTATTGGGATTTGCAAGAGCCGTCCACCGATGCCGGCTATCTGAACGCCAAGGACATCACCACCCTCATTCAAAGCACCGGCCATCGCTTCTGGGGTAGCCGCACGTGCGCCGGCCCGCAAAGTCTGTTCCCGTTTGAGAACTACACGCGCACCGCGCAGGTAATCGCCGACACCATGGCGCTTGCTCACATGTGGGCCGTGGACAAGCCGATGAGCCCGTCGCTCGTGAAAGACATCCTCGAAGGCATCAATAGCAAGTTCCGCCTGTGGAAGAACCTTGGCTACCTCATCGACGGCAAGGCCTGGTACGACGCGGACTTCAACACCAAGGAAACACTCAAGAGCGGACAAATCACTCTTGACTATGACTACACGCCCACGCCGCCCGCCGAGAACATCATCTTCAACCAGCGCATCACGGATCGCTACCTGATGGAATTCGCCGCAAGCGTGAATGCCTGACCCGGGTTGATCCGGATGGCGGTCTGCTATCACGGCCGCCCTTTCCCTTTCTGAATTGGAGTTCCCATCATGGGCATGCCCTCAAAACTCAAGAACCTGAATATTTTTCTGGACGGCGACACGATGGCCGGCATCGCCACGTCACTGACCCAGCCGAAGCTCACCCGCAAGATGGAAGCCTTCCGCGCCGGTGGCATGGGTGGTGCGGCGCACATCGACTTCGGTCTAGACGATGACGCGCTGAAAGTCGAATGGACGTGCGGTGGCTACGTCAAAGAAATTCTGAAGCAACTCGGTGCAAGCACCGTGGACGGCGTGCAACTGCGTTTCATGGGCGCATATCAGCGGGACAACACGGGCGAAGTGGATAGCGTGGAAATCGTGATCCGTGGTCGGCACAGCGAGATTGATCGTGGTGAAGCCAAGGTCGGTGAAGACACCGAATGGAAGATTTCCACGAACTGCGTTTACTACAAGGAAACGATCAATGGCGAAGTGCTGGTCGAGCACGATGTTTTCAACCTGATCAGCATGATCGGCGGCGTGGACACAAGCGAGGCATTCCGCCGCGCCCTGGGCATGTGACGCCGCCCGCCTCCTCCCTTAATTTCTATCGGAACCACCATGACCACCAGCCAAACCCCTGACTCTGCCGCCGACGACACCACGTCGCCCCTCGAAAATCCGCGTCTGCGCGTCGTTCCGCTGGATGAACCGCTGCAACGCGGCGACGAGAAGATCACTCACATCACCATCCGCAAGCCCGATTCCGGCGCGCTGCGCGGTGTTTCGCTGATCGCCCTGGGTCAGATCGACGTGATCGCACTGCAAACCGTCCTGCCGCGCGTCAGCACGCCGATGCTCACGCCGCTGGAACTTGCCCGGCTTGATCCGGCTGACCTGATGGCATTGGGCACGGCGGTAGCCTCTTTTTTGTTGACCAAGGCAGACAGGGCCAAATACCTGATCTAGTGGAAGAAGCCATGGCCGATATAGCGCTGGTCTTTCACTGGCGACCGGCCGACATGGATGGCCTTGAACCCTACGAACTGTCCGCGTGGCGCGAGCGCGCCCGCGTTCGCTATCAACCGGACAAAGATTAGGAATGGACAAGACGCTTACCCTGCGCGTGCAAGCGGCCCTGCAAGACAAGCTGTCGGGGCCGCTGTCGCGCATCCAGGGCCAGGCGGGCAAGTCCGGCCAAGAGCTGGCAATTCTGCGCGAGCGGCTTCGCAGCTTGAATGCCGCGCAGCGCGACGTAGGAGATTTCCGCAATCTGTCCGCAGGCCTTCGCAATTCGCGGGGTGAACTGGCAGCAGCGCAACAGCGCGTTGCGCAGCTTGCACAGGCATTGCGCTCTACAGAGACTCCTACGCGTCAGATGCAACGAGATTTCGACCGGGCCCGCACGTCCGCCGGTCGGTTGAAATCCGAAGTCAGCGATCAGGCGAACAAGTTGCAGACGCTTCGCAGTCGCCTATCCGCCGCCGGGATATCCACTGGAAATCTGTCTGAAGATGAGCGGCGGTTGCGCTCGTCAATCTCTCAGACCAATTCGGCTTTGCAGCAGCAAGCCGCACGGCTGAAGGCGGTAGCCGCGCAGCAACAGCGCGCCGCGCACGCAAAGGACGCCTACAACCGTGGCCGCTCGCTCGCAGGCAGCATGGCGGGTATGGGTGCGGGTGGCCTGGCCGCTGGCGGCGGCGCGCTCTACGCTGGAGCCAAGATGCTGGCCCCCGGCCTGGACTTTGATGCGAGTATGAGCAAAGTTCAGGCACTGGCACGGCTCGACAAAGAGAGCCCCGAAATGCAGGCGCTACGGGCGCAAGCCCGTCAGTTGGGTGCCGCTACGCAGTTCACCGCAGGCCAAGCCGCCGATGCGCAAGGCTTTCTTGCAATGGCAGGCTTTAAACCCACGGCCATCATGGACGCGATGCCGGGCATGTTGTCGCTTGCCAAAGCCGGCGGTACCGACCTGGCCCAAACCGCCGACATCGCCTCCAACATCCTGACCGGCTTTAACTTGGAAGCCTCCAAGATGAGCCGCGTTGGTGATGTCCTGGTCGGCGCATTCACGCGGTCCAACACCGACTTGCAGATGCTGGGCGACACAATGAAGTACGTCGCGCCTGTTGCCGCCGGTGTCGGTCAGGACATCGAGACGGTCGCCGCGATGGCCGGCAAGCTCGGGGATGCTGGTATCCAGGGCAGCATGGGCGGTACGGCCCTACGCGCGATCCTTGGCCGCCTGGCCGCCCCGCCCAAGGCCGCAGCCGACGCGCTGGAGCAGTTGGGTATCAAAACCGCCGACGCGCAAGGCAATCTTCGGGATATGCCTGCGGTCCTGCAGGAGCTTTACGAGAAGACCAAGCAGATGGGGAATGCCGAGCGGTCGGGTATCTTCAAACACATCGCCGGCGAGGAAGCATTCAGCGGTCTACAGGTGCTTGTGGGCCAGGCGGGCAACGGCGAACTGCAAAAGTTCATCGCCACCCTGCGCGAGCAGACCACGGGCGAGGCGGACAAGACCGCCGGCACGATGGCCGATAACTTGCGCGGCGATCTGGACGAACTTAGCAGCGCCTGGGAAGACCTGGGTATCCAAGTCGAAACGCAGCAAGACGGGGCCCTGCGCGGGCTCACCAAAAGCCTGACCGGCATGGTCAATGGCGTGTCGCGCTGGGCAGCCGAGAATCCTGCCCTTGCCAGCACTCTTGTCCGGATTGCCGCCGTCCTGGCCGTCGTGGTGGCCGGCCTGGGTGCGCTAACCCTCACCTTAGCCGCTATCCTAGGCCCGTTCGTCGTCGTGCGCTTTGGCTTGCAGATGCTGGGCATCAAAGCCGGCGGCCTTAGCGGGGCCCTGGGGAACCTTGCGCGCAATGCCTTGCCGGCAGTGGGCCGGGCGCTGGGCTTCTTGGGGCGCACCCTGCTGATGAATCCCATCGGCTTGGCCGTCACAGCGATTGCTCTGGGCGCCTACGCCATCTATCGATACTGGGAGCCCATCAAGGCGTTTTTCTCTCCGCTTTGGCAGGGCGTGCAGTTGGCATTTTCCACTGCGGGCACTGCGATCATGGCGGCGTTGGAAGCCATCAACCCCATGCCTTGGCTGTCGCAGGCCTGGGGCGATCTGGGTACGTGGTTCATCGGAATGTGGGATCAGGTCAACGCCGCCTTTGTCGGTGGCCTGGCTGGCGTGGGCACGTTGCTAATGGACTGGTCGCCCCTGGGCCTGCTGTACCAGGGCATCACCGCCGCGCTGTCGACGCTGGGCATCGAGCTACCCGGAAAATTCTCTGAATTCGGCACGATGTTGATGCAAGGGCTGATCAACGGTATCACCAGCATGGGCAGCGCCATCAAGGACGCAATCACCGGCATCGGCGGCGGCATGGTGGATTGGTTCAAGGAGAAGTTGGGTATCCGCTCACCTAGCCGCGTCATGATGGGCATGGGTGAATTCGTCTCCGAAGGCGCGGCCGAAGGCATCACCAACGGCCAGCCCGCCGCCGTAAAGGCCGCCCAGGCGCTTGCCGCATCGGTGGCTATCGGTGGTGCCCTGGCCCCGATTTCGCCCGCCCTGGCCGATTCTGACGCGTTTGGCGAGGTAAGCCGGGGTCAACTCATCGCACAGACGCGCTTTGACACCCGCGCGCCGCTATCGGCCGTGCCTGGCGGCCGTCAAATCGTTGTTCAAGGCGACACCATCAATATCAACCTCACCGCCGCGCCCGGCATGTCCACGGATCAATTGGCACGTGCGGTTGAAGAGGCATTGCGCCGGCGCGACCGCGAGAAAGAAGCCCGGGCGCGTTCGCAATACCGAGACGATTAAAGGAAGCCTGCGCCATGATGATGGCCTTTGGAATGTTCGTTTTCAGCCTGCCCACGGTGGCCTATCAATCGCTGCGCCGCCAGACTGACTGGCGGCACGCCTCCAATGCTCGCATGGGGGCCGCCCCTGCGTACCAATATGTCGGCCCGGGCGATGACACCATCACCCTATCGGGCTGGGTTGCTCCGGAACTGATCGGCTCTACCGGCTCATTGGAACTGCTGCGCCGCATGGCTGAAACCGGCAAGGCCTACATGCTGGTAGACGGCTCGGGCACGGTCTATGGCGCTTATGTACTGTTGGATATAGGCGAAGATCAAAGCCTGTTCTACGTCACCGGCCAAGCCCGCCGCGTGGAATTCACGATCAACCTGCGCCGCGTGGATGCGAGCCGGGCCCGTACGCTGCTGGGCGATTTGCAGTTGCCCATCGGCATCATGGATGGGTCTGTGGCCGATTGGGGCCTGTCGTGACGGGCTACATCTACCCCGTGCCGGCTTGGCGCGTAACGCTGGCGGGCGAAGACATTAGCGCCCGCTTTGCGCCTCGCTTGATCAGTCTGTCCATCACCGAATGCCGGGGCGGTGAGGCGGACAAACTCGACATCACCCTGGATGATCACGACGGGCGCTTGCAGGTGCCGGCGCGCAATGCCCGGTTGCGCGTGCTGCTGGGTTGGCAAGACACGGGTCTCATCGACAAGGGCACGTTTCTGGTGGACGAGGTGGAATACAGCGGGCCGCCCGATCAAATAACGCTACGCGCCCGTAGCGCGGATTTGACATCGCCCCTGCGTACTCGCAACGACAGAAGCTTTCACAAGACCACCATCGGGGAGATCGTCCAGACAATCGGCAAGGCCCACGGGCTAGAACCGGTTGTAGGGTCCGGCATGAAGGCGGTGAAGATCGCGCATATCGATCAGACCAATGAAAGCGATGTGGCCTTCCTGAACCGCATCGGCAAGCGCTACGACGCCGTGGCGACTATCAAAGACGGCAAGCTGCTGTTGGTGCCCATTGAGCGGGGCCGGACGGCAACGGGCCAGGAAATGCCCACGCTCACCCTGTCCCGTGGCGACGGCGACGAATTCCGGTTTCACGTCTCCAATCGCGACACCTACACGGGTGTGCGCGCATTTTGGCAAGACAAGACCGGCGGCAAGCGCCGTAGCGTCTTGGCCGGTGTCGTGGGTAACGCGAAACGAATGCGAGAACTCTTTGCCAGCGAACAAGACGCGCTAGACAACGCCCGTGCCGAATGGCAACGGTTGCAACGCGGCATCGCTACGCTGACGTTTAATTTGGCCTACGGCCGCCCAGACCTGGCACCGCAAACAAAGGTGATCTTCCCAACGATGAAGGCTCCGATGGGGGAAATCACCTGGTTGATTTCGCAGGCTACGCACAAGCTTGAAGGCAGCGGATTAACCACCAGCTTTGAAGCGGAAACGATTGAATCAGCACAGGAACGCGATGATCAAGAGGCCGACCATGGCGACGTGCCTGAATCTGAAGGCGACCCCGCGTAGCCCCGTGGGCGGCGGCGGCTTCAACCCCAATTGCACAATCAACTGGAAGTCCGCGATCTGCACATTGTGATTGCCGTGCGCGATCTGCGTGCCACCGTCTTGCGTGCCGATTTGAAGGTTCCCTTGCCCCTCTGCCTGCTGCACTTGCCCGGGCGGTTTGGAACTTACACCGCTGCACTCTGCGATGGGCATTCCGTCCCTTTGATCGGGCGGCCGCGCATCAGATAGCTCGCGCAACAACACGCCCATCACATCATCGGTAGGCGGCCTCTCAAGTTTGGCGCGGTTGAGGTGATAAACGTTGGATACGTGAATCTCGGGTTCGTACATCTTGTCTTCCTTCTGTGCTGACACCGACGCCGCGCGGGCGGTCAAGGTGCCGGCCGCCCACGGCCCCAGCCGGTTTGTTAGGGGCTGAGCCGCAGGCTACGTGGAAGAGCAAGCCTACAAAATATCTCTGGCGATCATGAGCGCACTAATGGCGGCAGCGCCGGAAATAATCCCCGCTCCCGTACGCCAGGCCTGAGGAACCAAGTCGAGTTCCAATGCGCCCAACGCAAGACCGAATACGCAAAAGCAGACCGTCGCGGCCACCATAGCCCGCTGCTTCACGATGCGTTGACGCTCAATTGCAAAGTGTCGCGAGACGTTGTTGTTGCAGTTCCAGCAGATATCCGCAAGCGGCGGAATATGTGAACCACACGCGGGACACACGATGTATTCGGACAGTCGGGGAGCTTGCCGATCTTCGTGGACATGCAGGTCTCGCCCCGCCTGCATGTTGCCGGCACCGACAATGGACTGAGACCTTGACCGCGATGCATTCTGAGCGGCTTCGCCTGCGCCATGCGGGTCGGCGTCAACCAGCGCGCTTTTTAGCTCCGCCAGCACATCAGCGCTTTGGTTTATCGCGTTGCCACCGGCTGGTGCTGGATCAGGTTGACGGCCGGAGAAGTTGAGAACGTTCGGATCATCGTATCTGGACATGCCTTTTCCTTAAGCGGCCAAATCTAGGACGAGTGCGGTTAGCTGTTCTTGGGTAACGCCAGCCATCTGCGCCTTGCTTGCTCGATACAGGGCTTCGGCCGCCTTGCGCTTTCTTGCTGGCGGCATCGTGCGTTTGACCTTTTCCAACGCCAATTCCAACGTTTCCCAGGCATCGCCATAGCGCTTCAAGTCTGCGGCGAGGTTCTCGTCCGATAGCGACCGAGCACCAGTGACGATGTACAGCACGTCAGCGCCACGCCCCGCAATCCGTGCCAGATAGTCAGCGTCTGGCGCGCGCTCGCCCCGCTCGTAGTTGCCCTGCGCGCGGCGCTGCACACCGCCGGCCTCCGCGAACTCATCTTGATTCATTCCTAGTCGCACACGCTCTTCGCGGAGCCGATCGCCAATTGGGTTCATATGGACCTTTGATTTATTGACATTGGGCCCAAATGAACCCATAATCACACCGTCACTAGCCAAATCACAGTGTCACACCATGAAACATACACCATCCAGCACGGCGAGCGGGTCCAAAGGGGCCTCACGCAAAATGATTGGGCTCCGAATGGACCCTCCTGAACTCAATGATTGCAAGCGATACGCGGCTGCTGACAACCGTTCCGCCGCTGCGTTTGCGTTGATGATGTATCGACGCGGGTTAATCGACTACCAGCGCGAAAACGGTGCCTTGCCGAAGGCACGCCGCCAGGGCAGTACCAAATGAACGTGCTTGGGCAGCACTGCCCGCACTGCAACGCATTTGCGACGGTTCGCACCAGCGAAACCGTGTCGGCCACTATGCGTGTTCTGTATTTTCAATGCCGCGACATGACGTGCGGCCATACATGGGTTTCACATCTGGAAGCGGTACGCACCGTATCTCCAGCGTCTCTTCCCAATCCGCTAGTACACCTGCCGCTTTCGACAAAGGCCGAGATCATCCGCCAGCGTGTCGCGGCATCCGCAGACCCTCGCCAACTGAGCCTTGACCATGATGAATAGTCAGCCTTATTCCCTTGTGAACGGACCCACCAACTGGAGCCGCCCTTTCCTGGCCGACCAAGCGCATATGTTCCTGGCCGTCGAACGTGACAACGGCGCGACCATGCCTGGCCCGCGTGACAACCATCTTCTTGAGCGCTGCACCGCGCATCTGATGGCAGTGGCGAACTGCTCACAACGCACCGCCGAAACCGAAGCAGCGAAGGCCATCGCCGAAGTCGGTAGCCATTCCAGCCCCATCAACTTTGACATGGACCGCAGCACCAGCCACGCCCTGTTTATCGTCGATCGTGCGACGGGCCACACCCGTGTCCTTTCGTCTATCGAAGTCGCCCATCTCCTGAGCGTAAAAGAGGTCGCCGCACTGGCGATCTAGCTCTACCCAACCCCACGCACTACCACCTTGCCGACGGGCGCCACTGCGCCCGTTGCGGACAACTGTTTTCGTAAGGAACTGAACCATGCCCGCTATTCCTGTCTATGCCCGCCTGGAATGCACGTTTTCCGACGACGAGCTGAAAGCCATTCACCAGCTGACCCGCCATATCGTCCTAGCAGCCTACAACGGCGAACAATCGCTGTTCCAGGACGCTTCCCAGGGTGACGCCGCCTTGTGGGGCCACATGATCAGAGCTGTATGTGACTGGCACGATGCGTCCGCCCGCGCCCTTCGTGAACGCAACCTGACGGCCTGACCTATGAAACCGGACATTCTCCGCGAAGTGCTGGGCCGCCTTGATGCTTTCGAGTTCAAGCAGCAAGGCGGTTGGCTGCGCCAGGGACGATGCCCAGAGTGCAGAAAGAAAGAGCTGTACACGAACGCAGAGCATCCCTGGGTGCTTCGCTGCGGCCGCCTAAATCACTGCGGCTGGGAGGGGCACGTCAAAGAGCTCTATTCGGATATCTTCGACCACTGGTCAAAACGGTATGCCGAAGAAACCAAGACCAACCCGAATGCGGCGGCGGACGCCTATTTGGCGCATGCACGCGGCTTTGACCTGTCGCGCATCGCTGGCAGCTACACCCAAGAGAACTACTACGACCGTGAGCGCCGCATTGGTTCCGCGACCGTCCGCTTCGCGGTTGGCTCGACGTACTGGGAACGCCTGATTGATGAACCTTCGCGCTTCGGGAAGCAGAAGGCCCGCTTCAAGCCCGGCGGCACATATCAGGGGCAATGGTGGACACCGCCAGGATTCGATATCACCAAGGCCGTAGAGATTTGGATCGTTGAAGGCATATTCGACGCCATCTCACTTTGGATGAATGGCGTGTGTGCCGTCGCATCGTTGTCTTGCAGCAACTATCCGGGCGATGCGCTACGCGCCATCAAAGAGGCACGGCCCGAGAACCTGCCGCACCTAGTCTGGGCCTACGACGGCGACAAAGCCGGGCGTAGCTACATCCGTAAACACGCCGCCCGCGCACGGGCGGATGGCTGGCAATGCCGGGCGGCCTACATCCCGCAAAACGGCCGCGTCAAGCGCGATTGGAACGACCTCTATCTGCTGGACCAGCACGGCCAGGAAAGCGCCTTGCAGCGCTTGTCCGCCGAGGGCCGCAGGCTATACCTGTATCACGGCTCCATTCTGCTGGCGCAAAACGCCACCGAGAAAGCCATGCTCATGTACGAGCACGACAACAGTCGCACCGAATTTGATTTCGAGTTTGGCAAGCGCCTGTACTGGTTCAGTATCGACCTAAATGCATTCCACAAAGCCATGGACCGCATTGCGGAAGAAGCCGGTGCGGCCGACATGACGCAAACCATGCTACGCGAGCGCGCGCTTCGGGAGTCTGGCGGAATCCGGCCAATCTCCAATTGCTACCCCCAACCACTGTACTTCCAAGAAAACCGGATCACGGACGAGAGCTGGTACTACTTCCGTGTCGAATTCCCGCACGATGGTCCGCCAGTAAAAAATACTTTCACCGCCTCACAGGTATCGACCGGCAGCGAATTCAAAAAACGTCTGCTGGCCATCGCACCTGGCGCCATGTTTTCCGGCTCTAGCCAACACCTTGATCGGATGATGGAGCGCCGCTTGTACAACATCAAGCGCGTGGAAACCGTTGATTTCATTGGATACAGCAAGGAGCATCGTTGCTACATCTTCGGCGACGTGGCGGTGCAGGAAGGCGCGATTCACCCCGTTAACGAAGAGGACTACTTCGACCTGGGTACGCTCGCGGTGAAGTCGTTGGCCAACAGCGACATGAACATCAACACCAACCGGCATGATTACAAGCCCGAGTGGTTCACGCACCTATGGGACGCCTTCGGCGCACGGGGCATCGTCGCCCTGGCGTACTGGTTTGCATCGTTGTTCGCCGAGCAAATCCGCGCCGAACAACGGAGCTTCCCATTCCTTGAGGTGGTCGGCGAAGCAAACGCGGGCAAAACCACACTGATTGAATTCCTGTGGAAACTCTTTGGCCGCGACTACGAGGGCTTCGATCCGGCGAAGGCCACCCCTGCCGCGCGCGCCCGCAACTTCGCCCGCACCAGTGGCATGCCCGTCGTGCTGATCGAATCCGACCGCGAACGGATTGGCGATGACAAAGGCAGTCACGCCAAGGCGTTCGACTGGGATGAGTTAAAGCCCATGTACAACGGCCGCGGCATTCGTGCGCGCGGGGTAGCCAACGGTGGCAATGACACCTACGAGCCGCCGTTTAGGGGGGCCATCGTCATCTCTCAGAATGCCCCGGTGAATGCCAGCGAGGCGATTCTGTCGCGCATCGTGCATCTGTTCTTCGACCGAGCGGGGCAAAGCCCGGCCACGTTTAGGGCAGCCAAGGCACTCAGCACAATTCCGATGGAGGATGTGTCCTGGTTCGTACTGGAGGCGAGCAAACGTGAGGCAGATATCACACACGCGATACGCGAGCATACTGCGCACCACCTTGCGGCACTGCTACAACGATCAGACATCAAGATGACCCGCATCGCTGAGTGCCACGCGCAGGTCATGGCCGCTGTAGATGCGTTGCGCCTTGTCGTCAACATGAGCGATGAGCAACATGGCGCCACCATCGAACTGCTACCCCAATTGGCAGCGAACCGGCAGCAGGTGATTGGCACTGACCATCCGATGGTGCAGGACTTCTGGGATTCCTACTCATATCTCAATGGAGATGACGAGCAGGCCCCCGCTCTGAACCATTCCTGCAATGACGACGAGATTGCCGTCAACCTGAACCACTTTGTCGAAGCGGCAGCAACGCATCGTCAGCAAGTCCCGGCACTGCACGAACTAAAGAAAGTGTTGCGCACAAGCCGCCTGCACAAGTTCCTGGGTGTTAAGACGGTGAAGAGCCGCATTCGCCAGAACGCGAGTCAGGCCGGTAGCGCTCGCGCCAGCACAGTGCATTGCTGGGTCTTCAAGAAGGGCGCATAGCGATGCTGAAACCGACCCCCGCACTGCTCGCCCAGGCCCATGATGCAGCTGGTCTGCGCGGCACGCTGGCCGACGCCATGCGCTCGCCTCTGCTGGCCCGATGCCTGGAAATCACCGCGCAGGTTCTCGCCCTCCCGCGTGCTGGTGAATTTCGGCCACCACCTGCGGCACCGCCGCAGCGCCCCGTCGCTGATCGTACCCCCTACACTACGCTGCCCCGCGACTATAAGCGCGCAAGTGCGGCAGATACAGACGAGTAAAACCATGCACACCAAGAAAGATCATTACCCCGCTATCTGCGCCAATCTGTTTTGGGATGCCTTCGGCCCCGAAGGCATCGCGGCCCTCGCCTACTGGTACGGCGCGCAATGCAGCTCCGGCCTCATGCATGAATGGACGCGCTTTCCCCTCATGCAAGTCTCTGGAGCGCCGGGAACGGGCAAGGACACACTCATTGAATTCTTGTGGAAACTACTGGGCCGTGACTGCTATCTAGGCTGGATGCCTCACAAGATGACGGCTTCCGCACTCGCGCGAAATCTCGCTGAAAACGACAGCCGGCCGGTGGTGCTGATTGATCTTGAGCCTGACGCTCAAGGCGTCGAGCTGATAAACGTGTTTGCGGGCAATGTCCCACATGACGTGTCCGCTCACACATCTGGCCAGCCTACGAGACATTACTGGTTCCATGGAGCGGCCCTGTTTGTAGCCGAATCGCAGCGCTCACTACCCACCGAGCTGCAGCATCGGATGGTCAACGTGCAGCTTTGTCATCGGTCAAAGGCAGCGGGTACGCAACTGGGGATGGTCCCCGTTGACCTGCTGGCGGCATTTTCTCGAGACGCGCAGCGGTCTGCCAACACCGGAGCCGGCCTCATTGCTCGACGCGCCATGAAGTATCGGCCGACGCTCACGGATAGGTACGGGCTGACCGACCAAACCCTTTTGGATACGTATTCGCGCGTTATGGGAATGGTAGATGCCCTAACGCTGGTTGTTCCACTGTCGAGCGCCCAATTGCGCACCACCCGGAACCTCGTAGCGCATGCCGGCAGTCAGCAGCAATTTCGCTCCGATTGGCCTGCGTCCGCACGAGGCGGCCAGGATGTGTTTGGAAAGGGAGGCGTGTGATGGCGAGCCCCAAAGAGCTCGGACTGCATTGCAAAGCCCCACCCCCTCCGCCAATGCCGGAGAACCGTGAAAAGAAGATGCGCCAACGCCGGTTGCAGCCGCTGGAAAAACTCCTTGCCGGCGCACTGTATTCATGGGCCGAGATAGAACCGTTCGTTCGCGTCAGCCGCGAGACGTGGCGCATTCTCGTCAAGGACGGTAGCGCGCCGCCCAAGGTTGCCACGGGCGCGCGAGGTATCAAGTACAGAGGTGCCGAGGTTCTGCGCTGGATCGACGACCCAACGGGCTACGAAGCGGCCAAGCCGTCACCTAATCGACGCTAGGCATCAGCGGCGGGGCAGCGCCCGCCGCAAGCCTTTCCACGTAGTCCGCCCATTGCTGCATGAACACAACTCGTTCATCAATGAATGCCGTCCGGTTGTAGGCTCGCCCAAGGGCATCGACGACCTTGTGCGAAATCTGCAACTCCAACACGCGCTCATCAGCTTTCAGGCGTTCTGCTGCAAGCGTGCGTGCTGATGCACGAAAGCCGTGCGCGGTCATTTTCTTGGCGTAGCCCATACGCCGCAAGGCGGCCAGGACAGCCCCTTCCGACAGCGGGCGATCCGTCTTCCTGTTCGACTTGAACACCCACCCGGTATGCTCGGTTGCCGGCCGCAGCGCTTCCAAGACGCTGACGGCCTGGCGCGACAGCGGCACCAGGTGCGATTCCCAACCCGTGCGCGTGATCTTCGTGTCACCTTCTGCGCCGTCGCGCTCTGCGGGTATTTCCCACATCGGTGCGCCCCAGTTGCGGCCTATCAAATCAAATTCAGCCCATCGGGCCTCTCGCAACTCGGAAGGTCGCTGGAACACCAGGGGCGATAACTGTAGCAGCGCGCGCGTGACCAGTTCCCCCCGATAGGTGAACATCTTGCGCAGCAGCTCACCGAAAGCGGCGGGGTCCGTGATGGCGGCAAAGTGCTGTGTCTTGGGCGTGATCACTGCGCCACGCAGCGCTTGCGTGGGGTCCACCTTCGCTTTGTTGCGCGCTATGGCGTAGCGGAACACCTCGCCAGTGAATCCGCGTAAGCGCCGGGCCGTCTCCGGCGCGCGGGCTTCGACCCGTTCTAGGATGGGCAGGATATCGGCTGCCGTGATGCCTGCGATGGCTCGCCGGCCTATCCACGGGAACACATCCTTTTCCAGCTTGGCAAGCACCTCATCGACATACCCGGCCGCGTTCCCGCGCGCGAGCTTCTTTGTCCACATTTCGCGTGCCACGCCCTCGAAATCGTCAGCCGCGGCTGCCCGGATGGCGTGCTTATCCTGCTTGCGTTCGGCCATCGGATCGACGCCGGCGGCCAGTTGCGCGCGCGCGGCGGCGTGTTTCTCGCGTGCCAGCTTGGCGGACACTTCCGGGTACACGCCAAAGGCCATGGTCCGGTCCTTGTCGGCGTGCCGGTAGTTGTAGCGCCAGTAGCGCGTGCCGTCCGGTTTGACGAGGATGTACAGCCCACCGCCATCAGCCATCTTGTAGGGCTTCTGCCCGCCCTTGGCGGCGCGGATTGCGGTGTCTGTCAGCTTGGCAAGCGTGGCCATGTCTGCCCTATGAAAAACGGGTACTTTTTGCGGGATTAGGCCCCTCAGGGCCGCGATACCCGGCAAAGTACCCGAATTTCTGGGTTGCTTCTAGTGGTGCTTGCTTGGCAAGCCTGGGCAAGAAAAAACCCGCACAGCTAACGCTGGTGCGGGTTTCCGGGCATTGTTGGGCAATGCTTGCATGAATCTTGGCGGACAGAGGGGGATTCGAACCCCCGATACGCTTTTGACGTATACACGCTTTCCAGGCGTGCGCCTTCAACCGCTCGGCCACCTGTCCTGATCTGGTACGCATTACTAAAAATGCGAATCGCGGATTCTAGCAGATTGGCAAAAAAGCTGCAGCGGCGAACGGCAAAAGAAAAAAGGGGACGCGACTGCGCCCCCTTGCGCCTCGCCCGGGCGACGCCCCCACACGGCGCCCCGGGTCCGGCCCTGCCCTGTCATGCCGGCGGCGGATCCTGTTCCCGGTAGGAACTGACCGTGCCGTCCGGCTCCGTTTCTTCCAGCCGCACCCGGAACCCCCACAGGCGCGCCAGATGCTTCATGACCTGCTCGGCGTCCTCGGCCGCCAACGGCCGGCTGCGGCTCTTCAGGTGGCGCAGCACCAGCGAGCGGTCGGTATCGCGGTTGAAACGGGTGACCTGGATGTCCGGCACCTGGTTGTCGCGATTGTGCTGCGCGGCCAGCAGGCGGCGGATGTCGCGATAGCCTTCGTCGTCGTGGATGGCGGCCACTTCCAGCTTCGGATTGGCCTGGTGATCCGAGATCGCGAAGAAGCGGAACTCACGGATCAGGCGCGGCGACAGGTATTGCGAGATAAAGGACTCGTCCTTGAAGTTGCGCATGGCGAAGTCCAGCGTCTTCAGCCAATCGCCGCCCGCGATGTCCGGGAACCAGCGGCGGTCTTCGGGCGTGGGCTTTTCGCAGATGCGGCGGATGTCCGACATCATGGCAAAACCCAGCGCGTAGGGGTTGATGCCGCCATAGCCGCGCTCGTCAAAGCCGCGCTGGCTGACGACGTTGGTGTGGCTTTGCAGGAACTCCATCATGAAGCCGTCATTGACCAGCCCCTTTTCGTGCAGGCGGTTCAGGATGGTGTAGTGCCAGAACGTGGCCCACCCTTCGTTCATGACCTTGGTCTGCGTCTGCGGATAGAAGTACTGCGCCACCTTGCGCACGATGCGCACCAGTTCCTTCTGCCACGGCGCCAGCTTGGGCGAGTACTTCTCGATGAAGTAAAGCAGGTTTTCCTCGGGCTCGGGCGGAAACACCACCGCCGCGGCGCGCGGGTCCTTGTCGGCTTCCAGGCGCGGCAGCGTGCGCCACAGATCGTTGTATTGCAGGCGGGCGTGCTCCTGACGTTCGGCCTGGCGGGCGGATTCTTCCTTGTACGAGATCGGCGTGGGCCGCTTGTAGCGGTCGACCCCGTGGTGCGACAGCGCGTGGCAGGAATCCAGCAGCGCCTCCACGGCGTCGATGCCGTAGCGGTCTTCGCAATCCATCACGTACTTGCGGGCGAACACCAGGTAGTCCAGCACACCGTCGGCGTCGGTCCACTGGCGAAACAGGTAATTGCCCTTGAAGAACGAGTTGTGTCCGTAGCAGGCGTGCGCGATCACCAGCGCCTGCATCGTCATGGAGTTCTCTTCCATGAGGTAGGCGATGCAGGGGTTGGAATTGATCACGATCTCGTACGCCAGGCCTTGCATGCCGCGACGGTAGTACTGCTCGTTGCGGATGAATTCCTTGCCGTAGGACCAGTGCGGATAGCCGATAGGCAGGCCGGCCGACGCATAGGCGTCCAGCATCTGTTCCGAGGTGATCACCTCGATCTGGTTCGGGTAGGTATCCAGCCCGTATTCGCGCGCGACCTGCGAGATCGCGTCGTCATAGGACTGGATCAGTTCGAACGTCCATTCGGAACCTTGCGACAATGGCCGGGGGCTGCCGCCGACCGATTCCGGCTCCACGAGTGCGCCCACGATGGCATTCAT